CTCGTTCAAGTATGTCTAAGACAGAATTGGACGCATTGCAAGCGCAATGGGACGCATTGCCTAACTACGTTGGTGACGCTAATGTGTTGCCAATGGTTGACTCGTCAGGTTCAATGACATGTTCAGCAGGTGGTTACAATTCTAAGTCAGGCTTGACCTGTCTAGATATTGCACTGTCTCTTGGCTTGTACTTTGCTGACAAGAACAAGGGTAAGTTCGCTGATTGTTTCCTAACATTCAGTCGCACTCCTAAGTTGGTCAACTTGAAGGGTAACATCAATCAAAAGATTGACCAAATGAACACTGGCGAAGTTGCTAACACCAACTTGAATGCGGCTTTTGACTTAATCCTCAAGACCGCAGTTGCTAACAAGGTTTCACAAGCAGAAATGCCTGAAACTCTTGTTATCTTCTCTGACATGCAGTTCGACGGAGCTGTTGATGGCAAGGATGAATCAGCAATCAAGATGATGGAACGCAAGTTCACTGAAGCTGGCTACACACTGCCTAAGGTAGTGTTCTGGAACTTGAACGCCGCATACGGCAACACCCCTGTCAAGTTCGACAAGAGCGGTACCGCTCTTGTATCAGGCTTCAGCCCAGCTGTAGCAACATCTGTACTGTCAGGTGACTTGGAAGACTTCACACCAGAAGCTATCATGTTGAAGACAGTAATGAAGGATCGTTACGATCTTTCATAAATAGAGTAACACGGCAGATGCCTCTGCGAAAGTACGCATCTGTTCTCTAAAACCCGGCTACACTTCTACGTTAAGGAAGTGCGTAATTGCTAGATACGATACTAGCACAGTGCATTGGATCTACTGCAAGGCTCTATTTAAGAGCGACTTGAGAAATCACAACGGCGGGGACGCTATCCCGTCTAAATAGAAAAGAACGTGGACAGTGTAACAACTTAGACCGGGGCTCTTGTGGTGAGAGTGACCGGTCATTCCTATATCTAGCCAAGAACACGTAATAAATAGCACATGAATATAGATTTATCAGCATTCTCGCATGGTCAACTACTGAGCAAGATTTGGTTGTGCGAACAATTAGAACCGCATCTACCTGAGCAAGCCAATGTGTTTATATTAGGTAGCTGGTACAATTTACTAGGATCTTTGATGTTGTCACGCAATAGAAAACTGTACGATAACATCGTTGGTATAGATATTGATCCTGACGCAGTAAATATGGCTGATAAGATATGTGAGCCTTGGATCATAGAGAAGAAGCTATCTAACATAGTAGGTGGCGTTTCTAACTATGACTTGCAAGGTCCGCAAGTGATAATAAACTGTAGCTTGGAACATATGGACAGTACTAATTGGTTCAACAATATCAATAAAGGCACTTTAGTATGCTTGCAAACTAGTGATGTAATAGATGCATCCGACCCCTGGTTCATCAAACAACCAAGTCCAAATATAGGTTCGTTTCTGAATAGATATCAGTTAACAAAAAACTTATACATTGGCACTAAAAAATTTGAATACCCAAGTATTACATACAACAGGTTTATGTTAATCGGCATACGTTGACAATAAATCCAAAATGTAGTACAATACTATATTAGGAGATAAGAAATGTGGATTGAAAACGTAGCGGCCGCTGATATACCAACTAGGTTTCATCACGAAGCCGGTGAGAATAGTATGCTGATTAGCATTGTTGACCCGGCAAGTTGGAGACCCGTTCCTGCCCACAAGTTCAAAGAGATTCATAATTTTGAATTCTTAGATATTGAAAAGGATGATTTTGCATTGGATGAGGCAATGCGTTGCAGTCAAGAGCAGGCAAATGAATTAGTCCGACTGTTGCAACATGCTAAGGACAATAGAATGAACGTTGTGGTTCATTGCTATGCAGGTATCTGCCGTAGTGGTGCAGTGTGTGAAGTTGGTGTGATGATGGGCTTTGAAGACACGGGAAGATTCCGTAGCCCTAACTTGCTGGTCAAGCATCGCATGATGAAGGCTTTAGGTTGGACTTATGACGAAGATGAAAAGCCAAACATTGATGATTGGCGAACTTTTAGGAGTATAGAATGAACAAGTTAAGTGAAGATGGAAAGGTAGCAGTGTTGTATAGTCCTGGCTTCGGCGCAGGATGGTACACATGGAACTATGATAATCCTGAAATACTGTTTGATCCAGCAATCGTAAAGTTTGTTGAGAAAGAACAGTTTGATGAATTAGCAACATATGTAACATTAAAGTATCCAGATATATACACAGGTGGTATGAAAGACTTGAAAGTAGAATGGATGCCAGAAGGTACATTGTTTAAAGTAAATGAATATGACGGATCTGAATCAATAGAATTGAAAGAAAATGATAATTGGTTAGTTGCGTAAAGGAATAAAATGTATAAAGTAGTTAATGGAGATGTCTCCGTAGAATTTACTGACTTAGATTTGGCAATGTCTTATGCTAAGACAGTAGCAGAGTTCGTTACTATAAAAGGTGGCGAGTTTGAAATTGTAGGTAGATTCGGTGTTGATTCAATTAAAGACGGCAAGTGTCCAGATGGCATTGCGTATGATTGGAACAAGGCTAGCCGAATAGGCCGAGTAAAGAGAGAACGAGTATAGAAGTACTCAGTTGACAAATAAACATTTTGGGTGTATAATACACTTATTAAATGAAAGGAGCCTGTATGACAGTTGTAGTCGCAAAGATGAAGGACAGAGTTGTTCAGGTTATGCGTGTAGCTGACACCGTGGGCTTCTCATCAGAGCGAGGCTGGGTAATGGTCTGTATAGACTGGGAACAAGCCGATCGCAAAAAGTCTCAATTCAAGTGGGTTCCTGCGAGTACTCAATTTGAATGGGTACGAAGTTTTAGTTTTTAAGAAAGGAGCATAGTATGGGTTACAATACAAATCACTTTGACCATGAAGCACACTATGCTTCTAAGTCAACAAAACAACTTGAGGCACTGTTGAAGCAGGCCGAAAAGTTTGTGCAAGAACACCCTAAGTTTGAATTCAGTTGGCACAATGAGTATCGCCAAAAGTTGAAACTGTTGATAGCAGAAAGAATTGGAAAAAGAAAATGAAAAAGTGGATTACAAGTGACCTGCATTTTGGTCACGCAAATATTATGAAGTTCTGTCCGGTGACCCGTTTTGGGTTCACCGACACAGACCATATGCGAGAAGTAATGATCTCCGAGTGGAATCGTGATGTTAAGCCTGATGATGAAACATTCATCTTAGGTGATTTCGCCTTCTTGCCTAGCAAGGATGCTATCGCTATATTGCGTAGATTGAATGGTACTAAGATACTGATTGAAGGTAATCATGATCGGAAACTGTTGAACGACCCTGGATTCCGAAATGAGTTTAAGGAAATTCATCAGTACCTGAGATACAATCACGATGGTCAACTTGTCATTATGATGCACTACCCTATCTGGGAATGGGATCAAATGCACCGAGGTGCAGTACACTTCTATGGTCACGTTCATGGAGCAGTGACTGGAATGGAAAAGTACCGCGCACGTGACGTAGCCTTTGACGCTACTGGTCGGGTTGTGTCAGATTTTGATATGATGGTTAAAGACGCATTGAAGGGTGAGATTCGTTCTCATCATTAAGTAATAACAAATTTTATATTATGTTTAAAATTAAAGACGAATCACATTTACCCGTTAATCAACAAAGTCTAGTTTTCCGTCTCAGAAAACGTGCAGAGATTAGGAGACATATTCAGGATAGAAAGTCTGTTATAGAGGGGAAACCTGATAGGATAGCTGATTTACTTGACGAAGCCGCAACCGAAATAGAGCGTTTGCAAAATGAGATTTAATTTCCCACAATGTGGGCATAAATACTCTTTATGCAATTAGATATTAATTTTAAAAAAATATGTGCTGTTCCTCCCGAATTAATTAATGAGGCTGCAGAACTATGTGGTCAGATTGACTGGGCTTCTGACAAGTATAATAGAATCAATGATAACGCATTAGCACCCTACAGTAAGATATTATATTATCCTACCCCATTAACACCTAAAGGATTTTACGATAGGGAGTTAACTGATGCGGATAAAAGATTAACAGAAGTATGTTCATTACTCAGAGATTCTTTACCTGAACAATATAAACACATGCGTGTTGTTAATGGTGAAATCGCAACAGTACTTCCTAAATCAGTAGTTAAATTGCATTACGATGACAGTTGGTACCATAAAGTATCGCATAGGATACATATACCATTAAAAACAAATGATAAATCATTAAG